GTCGATGAGCTGCGCACCCGCCATACCACGCGGTTAATGCTGGTTTCTTGTTCCATCATAACGGAACCTGACGCGCTCTTATTGTCAAGCGCTGCCCACACAGTGGTGTACAGCGTCGCGCTCCCGCTCTCGGCGCCGTAATTATCGCGCGTGGTGCTGGGAGCGTAGAAGCTGATGCGTCTGTCAAGAAACCCAATGTTCATTGCCGCTGGTCGATAATGCGTTCAGTGTTTAGCAATGACTCCACCGCCATGGGAATGGTTGCGGTAATGGTGCCCGTCACGACGGCGCGGCGGTTTTCATACCAGTGCGCCACCAGCATGCGAATGGCGTGCTTTACATTGGCGCTAGCGGCTTGGCCTACGGTGGCGCTTATGCGCACGGGCTGGGCGTTGTAATCTTCCAGGTCGGGCACGTCATGAAAGTAAATCATAAAATCGCCAACGCGGCCTGGGTCGGTGTAATACTTGGTTGTGCTCAATGTTTGTTCAGATCCGCTCGTGTCGTCGTAGACAACGGAGGTAATGCTGCGCACAGGACCAAAAGCCAAAGCGGCTGGGCGCCAACGGGAGAGGTAAAACGTTGCGCTGCCGTCAACGGCAAAATGCTTGTTGGTGTAATCGCTCACGTGCGCCACCGCCGTGTCTAACAACGCGGCAATGGTCGTGTCTTCGTCGCTGTGGTCAACGCGAAGAAACTCCTTCATATCTGCAAGTGACACCACGTCGGTGCCAGTAACGTATGCGGGACGTGCAACTTTCATGAGCGATAGAAAAAATGGAAGCCCAGCCCAATTGCCAGGCTTCCAAGTTTAGTCAAAAGTTAGGCAATGAAGTTGTAGACCGAAGCCAAAGCACCTGACTGGCGCACGTCCGTGTCGTAGAACTTATTGACGTGGAGCGCAATTTGAGCCGTTCCAGCGTTGCTATATGGATCAACCAACAAGTCGATACCACCGAAGAACGCGAGAACCATACCCAAACCAAAGTCACCAAACAACAACGCACCTTGGTCGGCGGTCGTGTCAGCAAAGTTAGGCGTGAAGTTCGTAGCGTATCCGTCAACAGAAGCGCCTTCCACAACGGCACGAATGTTAGCCACTGCCACTTCGCTCTTTAAGATTGTGTGAGCCGTGGGTGAGCCAACAAACTGTGAAGCAGCCAAGCTACCACCTGCGGCAAGCACGGCGGTCTCCAAGGCCACAATATCAGCGTATGCAATTGAACCACCTGACTTGTCCGTGGCAGTACCTGCGCCAGCGTAGGCCGCGGCAAACACGGCTTTGTCAATGGTTTCGTTGATGCCTGCGGCCAACTCGCGTGCAATCATAGCGTCCACCTGCGCACCGCCTTGCAAAATCAATTGCTTGCTGTACTTGGTGTTTGCTGCCACGCGGTTTGGCGAAAGCGTCAACTCGTCCATTTCAAGGCCTGATGCAGCGTCGGCATCTACTTCGCCTTCCGCCGTTCCTGCTGCTTTCACAGAGACACGTGGGAACTTGAGGTTGCCAGTAGCGTTGGCAATGGTCGTCACACCAATGCGCTCGGCCATGGTTGGCGTGCGCAAGGCGTCGATTACACCAGGAACGTTGGTAGCAACAAAACCTGAACCGTCACCTGAACCAGCTTGGAAGTCGTCAGCAGCACCAGCGCGGTACAATGCTGAAGCAGGAATACCAATTTGGCCTGACATCTGCAAGCCGCGCATCTGGTACTCACGTGCTGCTTCCTGCTGCCACTCGGCTTCGGCGCCTTCCAGCGACTTGCCAAAGGATGCAGCTTGCACAGCACGGCTCAAGCTGAAAGAACGGTTGATTTTATTAATTTCCTTGGCTTCAGAAACTGACGCGCCGCCCATTTGTGCTTGGCGTGCAATCATGTCTTCGTGAGCCTGGCGACGTGCAATCTTACCGTCAAGGCGTTCCACCTCGCGCTTGCACAAGTCGGCTTCTTCTTGCTCGTTGTTGGTCCAGTCGCGGTTTTCAGTTTCAGCGACGTTCACCAATTCTTCGAAGCGGTCGGCGTGCTTGGCACGTACCGCCTTCATCTCGTTGAGATTCATTGTAGTTGGTTGTGAATTTTGAATTTCTGTATCTTGTTCAGGTGCAAAAACTTCTGCGACCTGTTCGGGTTCAGGCGGCAAATCACGGGCCTGTACCGTGGCGGCGCTGTATGCTGGATAAGTCACTGGGGACACGTCCAACAACTGCCGCACCTTGTCAACGCTACGCACTGTGCGCTCCTCATTCCATGACTGCTTGTCAATGGTAAAGGCAAACGAGGACTGGGAAATGTCGCCACGCTTCACGCTTTCGTAAAAGTCCTTGGCGTACTGTTGCTTTCCAAGTTCCACGCGGTACTTCAAACCGCGCTCGTCTTGTTCGAGCTTCAGCGTGCCGTTAGTAGTCCGACCCAACACCAGGTTTGGATCGTGGTTGATAAGCGCGCGCACGTCGTTGTTCATGACGTCGTCAAACGCGCCAGGCTTAATGACCTCACGAAATGCGCCAAGGTCCGTCTCGCTGTTAAATACAGCGGCGTAACCTTCCAACACCATTTCGTCGCCTTCGGCCTCGCGCACCTCAATGGTGCCCATTGTCCGCTTTTCTGCGTCTTTATACTGTTCCTTGGTTTCCATCTGTCGATACTTTGTCGCTATAGTCGCCGAGGCGGTCCAATGCGATTTGGTTTATTTGGACGGTGTGTGTGTCGCCGCCTTCAACTGGGTTCATCTGCTCTTTGCCGCGCACCTCGTTAATGCTCATAACACCGCTTTGCAACATCTGCGTGTAGAAGTTGGTGCGCGCTGCAAGGTCGCCGCGATACAGGTCATTCATGTTGAACTTGCTGTAAATGTCGGGGCGCTCAAATGATTGAATCAACTTGCGGTCAATCTCTTGTTCAATACGCTTGGCCCACGGTGCAATGGTGTGGCGGGCAAACTGCAAGTTTTGTTGTTCCACGTTGTTGTACGTGGTTTGACTTGGAAGCTGCACCAGCGATGGCGGCACCGAGTAGATGCGGCAAATTTCTTCCGCCTGGAACTTGCGCGTTTCAATAAACTGCGCTTCGTCAGGCGTAATGGTAATGCGCTGGTATTTAAAGCCAAATGGCAACAGCTTGGTGCCCGCGTTCATGGACGAACTGTTCCAAGAATTTTGGATAACGTCCATTTGTTCTTTGCGCAACGGTTGGTCGCTGGCAAGTACGCCAGTCATTTGTCCTTTTTGCCCGAAGTATTCAGATCCAAAGTCCTGCGCCGCTTTGGCCAAGCCAATGTTTTCGCGGTGCAAGCGAATGGGCGACATGCGGTGCATGTTGCAAATTTCCAACATGTTTTCGGGCATGACCACACCGTAGTCGCGCACGCTGTAGATGCGCTCCCCGTTGACCTCCTTAATGTCCACGTCGTAGTAGTGAACTGGAATCAGGCGCTCGGCATAGCCGCGGTTGTTGCGCTCAATGATAGCAAAGCCACAGCCGTAAACCAGCGCAGACGCCACCAGCGTTTCCCAAAACTCGTAAGGTGTGTTTTCGTCGTTGGGAATGTCAAGCACCTGGTACGCTGGGTGCATGTTGGCCACGTTGACGTCGCGTCCGTCTCTAACGTAGATTTCCAACCCCAGCGAAGCAATGGTACTTGCGATGCGGTACACGCATGCGTATACCGTGCTGATACCCAACGCGCCTTGTTCCGTGACATTTACGCCCGAGCTGACAAAGCCCGTAATGCCCAGGTCTTGTTTTAATGTCTGCGAGTCGTACTTCCCGACGCGATAACGGAAGACGGAACGCAAGCGGTCTGCAAGTGTAGCCATTCAAACTTTGTATCCCGATAAGATACGAAAGAATGATTACAAATCCAAGATTTCCAACATGATGTCGTCGCTTGCCAAAGTGTGGCAGTATTCGTTCATGGCAATGATGCTGGCAATAATGCCGTCAACCTTCTTGTTTTCTTGGCGCTCCTTCACAACACGCTTGTTTTCGTTGTTGTCGGTGTAGATCACGGCGCATCCAATTTGCCAGCGCAAGCAACGGTTGCCGCCGTGGATTATCTGACCTTTCATCACAGCCATTTCAAATTCCTTAGTTGGCCCGTTCATCGTGGTAATGTTCTGCGCCATGGGTTGCATTGTGATGTTGTCCGCCTCAAGCTCACTGACAATGTAGGTGCTAAACCGCGGGTCGTAGCCAATGCTTCGGACGTCGTACTTGGCGCATTGCTCCACAATGTATTCCTTGACTATTCGGTAGTCCGTCACGTTGCCAGGCGTAATTGTAATGTCGCCTTCGCGTTGAAATGCCAGGTAATCAATGCCCGCGCTTAACTTCTTAGTGTGCGCCTTTTCCGAATTTACAAACTGGTGAACAAGCAAGTAAAAGCAGTCGCGGTCGTCATCTCTAAAAAGCAAGGCAAAAGCGGTGAGGTCTTGCGTGCTGGCCAAGTCAAGGCCGCCGTAACATGGCAGGTTTTGCAGTTTGTGGTATGGTATTTCGGCGCTGCCTTTCATCCAAATGTCGTCTGGAATCCACGCCGTTTCCGCTGACGTCCAAATATTGAGGTGCAGACGCAGAAACGAGTTGACCATGGACGGGTTGGCCTTGGCGTTTTGTACCGCTTGCTCAAAGTATTCTTTGCGGCAAATGGTGCCGTATCCTGGGTTAGCTTTCTTCCACGTCTCCTCCAACGTCCAGTCGTCGTCAGCGTCCGCGCAGTATAGCACAGGCAAAAACGTGGGGTCATCAATGCGCCCGTCGTTTACTGCTGTTGCGTATTCGTGGACTTCGTAGCAAATGGAGCTGCGATCATGACCCGCGGTCGTAAGCGCGATAACCAACGGCTGACGCCGTGCGCCCGTCGAGGTGGTAAGCACATCCCACAAATCGCGGTTGGGCTGTGTGTGCAGCTCGTCAAAAATGACGGCGTGGCAGTTAAGCCCGTGCTTGGTGTACGCCTCGGCGCTAATGCTTTTGTACCAACTGCTTTTCAGCATGTAGTCAATTTGATTGCGCGTCACCTTTGCGCGTCCACGTAAATGCGCATTGTTGGCCACCATTTCTTGGGCGATGTTAAACACGATGTTGGCCTGGCCACGGTCGCCCGCAGCACTGATAACCTCTGCGCCTGGCTCGCCGTCGGCGAACAACATGTACAGCGCAATGGCAGCAGACAAATTCGACTTCCCGTTTTTGCGTGGTATCTCAACGTAACAGGTGCGGTACTTGCGCGTGCCGTCCTGGCGCTTCCAACCAAACAACGGTTTAATAATGTCGTCCTTTTGCCAATCCTCCAACAAGAACGCTTTGCCCCCCAACTCACCTTTTACGTGGGTACAAAACTTCTCGATGAAGTCCACGGCTCGCTGTGCCGCCGCTTCGTCAAACCAATAATCAGTTGAAAAACTCG